CATAAAAATAAATAATTCTATTTCTTTTTAGATCTTATCTTTGCAAGCGCTTCAAAATCTTTGACTTTAGTTTCTCCTAAGTAACCCCAGGCGTAGCCATCAGCAATCATTTGTTCATTTACAGAGACTGTTGATCCATCCAGATACAACCAGCCTAAGATTCTTCCATACTTTTCTGATGAATCCATCTTTTCTGTTTTAATAACAACGTCTTTAGCATCTTTAATCTTAGACTTGACATACTCTTTAGCCTCAAGGCCTAAAATCTTTTCAGCCTTATCCTTTGTTCTACTTTCTGGAGTATCAATTCCAGCCAGCCTAACTCTTGAACTAAATGATATGTCAAAGCCTAGATCAATTTCTACGTCTATTGTATCTCCGTCTACTACGTTATTTACTTTTTTAACATGGTATTCGTACATTACTTCTTTGGTGCCGCCTTTTTTGCAGGTGCATCCCAATCTGGTCTAGCAACTGCCATTACTAGGCTGTATGCTCTCTTTTTAAGAAATACTCCGTCTCCATTAGCCTGTGATCCTTTTGAATCTCCGCTAGTGTTTCCTTCATAGCAATGCAAGTTCTTTCCGTCATTCTTTACAACAATTCCAACGTGCTCTGTGTCAGTCGGATTTTTGTCAAAGTTAAAAAATACAACATCTCCTGCTTGTGCCTGACCAATCGGAACAATTCTCTTATTCTTAGCAAACCACTGTGCTCCTGCATCGCATGATGCAAAGCCTTTCTTTGTTGAAGCTGCTACTAAATGTACCAGGCCAGCATCATTAAAGCATCCTGAAACAAACATAGCACACCATGGCTGGTTATTCATTCCATACCATTTACCAAAAACTGTATCGTTGTTCTTTCCTTCTGCATACTTTTCATCAGCATATTTCTTTGCTGCAGCCACAACTTTGGCTGCGTTTGGGTGGATATTATTTGACATTTAATGCCTCCTTTAAGGTTATATGTATTATAGCATTTATTTTGCTTTTTTGTCCACCGCTGAAAATGCTGCATTAATTTCTGCCACAGTCAGCTTGCCGTCATCTAGGAAGCCTCTTGCTAGTCTTTCAACTACAGTTGCTACTCCTAAAGTTCCTGCTAATATTACTGCCTTATAGGTTTCAATTCCCACCACTGCACCTGCTCCAATTACGGACAATCCTGATGCTGCAAATACTGCAATTATTCTCATAAAAATATTATTTATGTTTGCAATTGCTCCTGATCCTACTTGTGTTGGTTCTTCAATATATGCTTTTGCCATTTTTATTCCTCATTTCTATTTCTAATTGGACTTGTAACTATCCAAAGAGCAGTTGTTGCCATGATTCCATAACCTACAATTGTCTTTGCGCTTCCGTCCAGAACTACCCAAGCAATAAACATTCCAAGAAGGGTCCATGCTTGGTCAACCATATCTTTTAGGATATTCTTTATTATTCTTACCATTTTCTTCTGCCTCCTTGACCTGGTGAATTTGCTCCTGAGCCTCCACCAGAACTTCCTCCGCCCCCTGTGCCACCTCCAGTGGCTCCTCCTGTGGCAACTGCTGCGGCGTTAATTGCCGCTCCTGCTGCTACAACTGTTGCTACAACCATTTCAGTTGCTTCTTCTCTTTCGCCTTCTGTCATATCTGCACCTATGCTTCCAAGGGCCTGTAGTGCTGCTCCTGGGTCATTAAATAACTCTTGTGCAAAGGCTGCTGGATCAGATATTAATTCTACTTGTACTGCAACTTCTGCAGTAATTACAACTGAGTCACCATTTTCAGATGTTCTAACATCAACTGGTGTGCTTGCTGGCAAATCTGATAACTTAATTCCAGCTTCCGCTACCTGTTCTTTAGTAAGATTTTCACCTTCTGGAACTGATTGAATTAATGCATCAGCAACAATATCTTTTTCTGCTTCGGATAATTTACCATCTGAATTAGCTAATTCAACAATTGCTGCAACGTCTTCTTGTGAAACTTCACCATCTGACGCAAGCGCTTCCAATACTGCTTCTTGATCTGCTACAGAAACTTTTCCATCTTCTGCTAATGCTTCAATTAATTGATCTGTTTCTTCTGAATCAATTTCTCCATCTGCTGACATTGCATCTGCAATTTCTTCAACTTCTGTACTATCAATTTTACCATCTTCTAATGCATCATCAACTGTATTTGTTACATCTTCTTCTGATCCCGTCACTGGCTCTGTGTCCACTGGTTCTGTTTCCACTGGCTCTGTGTCCACTGGTTCTGTTTCTACAGGTGTTGTATCAACTGGCTCTGTGTCCACTGGTTCTGTTTCCACTGGCTCTGTGTCCACTGGTTCTGTTTCTACTGGCTCTGTGTCCACTGGTTCTGTTTCTACTGGCTCTGTTTCCACTGGCTCTGTTTCTACAGGTGTTGTATCAACTGGCTCTGTTTCTACAGGTGTGGTATCAACTGGTGTGGTAGTTACTGGTGTAGTGTCTACAGGTGGCACAACTACGGGTGTAGTGTCTACAGGTGGCACGACTACTGGTGGTTCAACTGGTGCAGGTGGAGCAGGGGCTGGCAAGGGCGCTGGTGCAGGAACTGCATCAATTACTGTTTGAGCTGCTGCCACTATTGTAGGTGCTGTAGTTACTTTTTCTACTGCTACAGAAACTGTTGCAATTGCCGCTACTTTATTAGTTAAGTCTGTGCTTGCATTATTTAATGATGTAATTGTATTTTGAGAAACAGTTGCAATTGGTGCAATAACTGTATTTGTATTTGCTGTATTTGTTGCAACAATAGCTGTAACTGCTGAGTTTAATGTAGCAATTTGTGCATTTGCTGTATCAATTGCTGCCAAGACTGTCGCATTGTCTGGATCAGGAGTGGGAGTAAATGCAGATCCTTGACTAATTGTTCCAGTAAATCCAGTAGTCGTGCTTGTGTTATCAATAGCTGTTATGGGACCATTAGTAGTCTCTCTTACATTAAACCTAGCACCATTTGGTATTGGTCCAGTCACGCTTACATCTGCTTGCCATGCGCCATCTGTTGGATTAACATCGGCATTAAATCTAACTTGAGTCATTTGTGTCTCTGCTGTTTGCAAAGGATAAACTCTAAGATCCCAAGCAACGCTAAGGGTGTTTGTAGTTGTTGAATATGTAATTCCAGATCCATTACTCCAAGTGGTCCAGTCATACCCTGCTATAGAAATCGAAGGCGCATTTGGAGTAGAATAATAGTTTGCACCTTCATTTACACCAAAGGTAATAGTGGCATTGGACCCGACGTAAACATTGTTATATGTTACTCCGCCCATCTGTAAATTAAATGGAAGATTCATTCTAATTCCAGCATCGTCTGTATTTGGCAAAACATTTGTTGTTGATCCGATTGTAGCTGCAAGGGCGTTTACTGCATCTTGAGCATTATTAATTGCTACGTTTGCTTGAGTTAATTGTGTTTGAGCCTCTGTCTGTGCAGGTGTTACTGCTGCTACTGCCGTGGTTGCCGTTGCAACTGTAGCTGTGGCAGTATCTACAGATGTTTGTGCTGTTTGAATTAAAGTAGTTGCTGTCTCTGATTGTGCAACTTCTACCGCAATTGCAGTTGCTACCTGAGTAACCGTAGTTGGCGCTTCTGTCATTAAGGGAGTTGCTGTGGCTATAACTGTAGACGTTGCTGATTCAATTACAGGTACTGCTGCAGTAATTACTGCCTGTGCTGTAATTACTTCTGGTGTTTGAGTTGTAGCTGTTACTGGAATTGCAGCCACTGCCTGTGTGACAGATGCTATTGTTGATGCAACTGTTTGAACAACTGTTGTTGCTGTTTCTACGGCTGAGGATACATTTGATACTTCTGCTACCGCAGCCGTCGCTGCTGCTACCGCTGTATTTGCTGCCGCTACAGCAGTGTTAGACGCTGTTACTGATTCAACCGCAGTGGCTATAGTCACTGTTGCTGTATCCGATGCAGCTGCGGCTTGTGCAACTTCTGTCGTTGCAGTTGCGATTGCTGTATTGACCGCTTGTTGTGCTGGGCTTACAACAACTTGCTCTGAGGGGGCTGGTGGCTCATTAGCATTAGCAAAATTAGGACTAAAAAGGAAAAGCCAGCCGATTATAAAAAGGCTGGTTAAAAAATACTGTAACTTTCTAGTCAACTAGGTATCTCCTAAGTAATGCAATATCTTTGCTTACTTAATAATTATACCACTAATGTTATTTAGGATTATCTGTTTTATAGAAACCATTACCTTTAAACTGGATGCCAAACGGAGTAAAGTGTCTAGTCATTTCAGACTCACATTCAACACATGTATATCCTGGATCCTCATCTTTAATTGATCTATGTACTGACATTGTTGCATGTGCATCATCATATGAGCATTTATATTCGTATACTGGCATCACAGTACCCCTTGAACTGATTTTGTCATTTTATGCAATCTGTAAAGCTGATCATCCCATATGCTATCTGAAATAAGTATGTCGGTTATCCCCAAAAGACTAAGTTTTTTTAGTTTTTCTATGACAGCCTCTTCTGTACCATATACCATAGAGTTACGCATCATATAATTCTTTTCTTGATTGGCCACCGCTTTTGCTTCTTCATTGGTGTCACGTATAATAACTATGGTTGAGGCCATTTTTCGTTTTGTATTTACAGTAAAACCCTCTTTGTAGGTTGATAACATTGCCAGGTGCATGTCAGCATACTTTTCTGAGTTTTCAATTGTTTTCTCTGAAGTTCCACTAATAACAATGTCTGGCTTTTTTATTAGCATTGGATGCTTTAAAAATTTTTCTATCCACTCTGTTGTGTACAAAACTCTTTGATCCTTAGTTTCCATTTGATTAGATATATATACCATATTATTTACACTATCTTCATCTTCTTTCATGTCTCCCGCTGCTACGTTTAGCATTACCCTATTTTTATCTATCTCGTGAAAAGAGTGCATCATCATGGCGCAAAGCTCAGGGCTAACCGCATATGTTCTAATTGCAAACATATATTTAAATGAATGTTTTGGATCCATAATATGTGCAACCTTGATCATATAGTCTGGCAAAAGAGAATGATAGACAAGCAAAATGGATTTATATCCTGCTTCATTTACGGTATTGGAAAGCCGTTTAAGTGAAATTAAATCACTATCATCTCTAACTGACATCCAATGCAGATCCATTTTTCCCTAACTAATAATAAAGAGCAGTTTGGGGACATACTCAGGTCCATCCTGCGGGTAACGGCCCGCTATCTGCGACTCCCCAGTTACGGGGTGCAGATTTCTATTATACCTTACTTGATTTTAATTGCTTTAGGCTTTTTTTCTTCTGGAACAATGCGATCAACATTAATATGTAGCATGCCGTCCTTTAGCTCTGCACCAGATACTTCCATGTATTCACCTAGAGCAAAAGATCTGACGAACTTTCTACCAGCAATACCCTTGTGAACAATTTCTGCATCTGTAACCTCTACAATTTCACCCTTAATAATAAGCGTTCCATCTTCTACTGAAACACTAACATCTTCCTTGGCAAACCCTGCAATAGCAAGCGATAGCCTATATGTGTCTTCATCTAATTTAAGAAGATCATATGGAGGATATGATTGAGAGTTGATTTTGTGTGCACTATTTAGACGGGCTAGGTCCCTATTAAAGCCAATAAAAAAAGGATCATTAAATAGATCCATTGCGAATTGTGTTACCATGTTATTCCCCTTTCAAGCGAATAATTTAATATAGACCCTCTATTGAGCGATCTATATATAAT